AACCTTTACACTGATTACATTTTTCAAAAATACTTCTACCAGTACATCCCACCATAAATGTATAATCACTATTATAGACTGGTACAACTACTCTATTAAACATTTCTTTTCCTGGTTTATCGCAAAAACCAACGTCGTATTTAATTAAAATATCTTTGGAGTAATTACGATCTAAATAATATTGTGATGGTATATTCAATGACTTAATTATTTGTTCACGGGTTACTAACGATGCGGTGGTTGTGTTATTGTTATTGATATAATTAACCACATTAGTAAATTGCTTCTTCTCCCTATCTGCTTTAGAAATTTTAATAGAACTTAAATCTTTATTAATAAATCCTAAAGCATAATCTACAGCCTCTTTAAAAGAACAGGTTTCATTACCTGGTTCTCGCCAACCATATTTTTGATTAGAAATTATACCACGAATAAATCCTATAACAGACCCCTTGAATAATTTTTCACAACCGTGGGTTCTGCATTTCCAATTACCTCTATAACTTTCTCCCTCTGGATATAAGTTTAAAGCAGATATGTTGTCTCCGCCATGAATTGGACAGCTCATAGTAATCATTTTATTATTAAATTTATAGTCCAAATCAAAAGATATTAATAAAGATTCGATATTATCGCATATCTCATCACAAACTATCTTAAGTTTAGCCTGATCATTCAAAGGGGATTTCTTTATTGTCGTTGTCATCGACTATAAAACCTTCACTAGTTGATTTTGAATTATGTAAAATTTCTAAACGTGTTCTACCTTCTGTAATTTTCGCACACCACCCCTTCATATTGCAGTTGATATAATCATTATCATCTAGTCCTCCACCGTGGCGACTTATGAGTGGCACCAATTTACGATTACCATTATCGGTACCATCTTCTGCAATTTCCTCATCGGATTTTCTTTTAAAGATAGTAAAATTACTACATAGCCAAATTATACGATCAGAACCGCTGGCAGTATCGGTACTTTCTTTTGTTATGCCGTCTCTGTTTAATTGGATAAATCCAACGACAGGCACCCTATATCTAACTGCAAAATTATGTAAACTAGTCATCATAAAACCCAGCACTTGATATTCTTTCATATCCTGACTAATACCTGCACTATCCATGAGTTTTAGATAATCATAAAAAATTACGCATTCTTTCGCAGTACCATCGTCATTTAATCCAACTTCTTTTACTAACCACCTTCTCATAATCGCTAATTGATCTTCAAATGGTTTGCCTGCGATACTTTTGTAGTAGAGTTTGGTAGTCTTTAATGATTCTACCGCTTTGGTAATTTTATTCTTTTTATCAGGAGAATCTGCAAATTTACCAGTTTCTATGTTATTGATTTCAATTTCTGTCATCATGGCCAAAACTCGATTAATATGATCTTCTTTAGCCATTTCAGTATCCATATTCAATACTGGAATACCTAATTTATTTGCTATATAAAAACCCATATTATCAGACAACAAAGTTTTACCAGTTTTTGGTCTAGCGGCTATAATATTAACGGTTCCTTTTCTTAATCCACCACCAATAGCCTTATCATATATTGGAAAACCAGTAGGAATACCAACTTGATCTAATTTATTCTCTTGTAAATTCTTTATATAATCATCCAAACCTGATCCAATAGTAATCGGCTTTTCATCAGCATCATTAAGCAATGAAGTGAAGTTAAATATACTATCTTCGGCCAATCCAATAATTGATGAGATTGGTTCACTACCATTAATTTCTAAAATTTTATCTTGAGCTAATTCAAGTTGTTTCCTTAGTAATCTAGCAATTTCTAGTTTGCGGATTTTGGCAGCAAATTTTCTAACATTCTCCAGACTAACTGGAAAATCCATAATTGCTTTTAAATGCTGTGCTTCCTCTTTCTTGGAAAGAATATGCGATACGCCAAGTTCTTGTGCTTTTGAATAAATTGAAGCAATATCAATTTTTGGATGATTATCTTCACACAAAGACTTTACGCATTTAAAGATTATGCTGTTGCTATCTATAGTAAAAGAACTTTCTTGTACTATATCAGCAACATCCAAATATGCGCTATCACCAAATGTACAAATACCAGCCAATACTGCTCTTTCAGCAGATGGATCGCACAAAATCATTTAGCCTGCTCCTGTTGAACATTTATTGCATTTGTATCTCTCAGTAGTTTCAATTAAATCTGGAGATATTTGGTCCTTTTTACCACATACTCTACACTGAACATTAATGGGTATAAATTGTCTATTTCTTGGTGATGGTGGTAATCTGTTGAGTTTTTGATCAATTTCTATATCACTCTTAAACATATGCATCTCTGGCATATCTAAAAATTTATTTTCTCTTTCTGGTTTAGAATCCTTTTTCTTAGGTTTGGATTTAATAGCCTTCTTTGTTTTTGCAACAGGCGCGGATTCGTCATTATCTGCAAGTCCTTTTTGCAAAATTGCAATCAATGCTTTAATATCATCTTGATCAAGACCCATGCTTCACCTTGGTTTTTTGTACAGATAATATAATATCCGATAGATTTTTAATACCATTAGCTAAATAAGATAGCCTATCTGATCGTTGTTTGGCATATTTCTTTATATTATTCAATGACTGTGCTTTGTCATTATTTTTTATTGCTTGTCCAGCTTTTTCAACATATCCATATCCTTTATAGTTATTAATTTCTGACGCTATAGTTTCTTTAATAGTTTCATCGGCCCAATTATATCTGGCGATTTCTCTATTAATTGTGCGTTGAATATGAAAAGAAAATTGTGCTAGTCTATACGCTATTTGAGCACAATCTTCTGGACTAAGTTTTTCTATCGTATCTCTATTCATTGTTGTATATTGATTAAGCTCATTAGATGGCATACTATCGTCTTTATAGGCCGAGAGACCAATAGATAATTCATATTCATCTAATATATCATCCCAATATTTAATCTCTTCTTTTGCTGTTTTAAGCATAGATTATCCTTTCAAGCCATAAATCGGTTTCATTATATGGTAATATTATATATTTAATATTATTAATTTCACACCATTCTTGTTTTTCTCTGTCGCGTTTTTGTGCTTTTAAAAAATTAAGCATATTATTGTGATAAAATTTTACAAATTTAAAATGCTGTTCACCATGAACTTCAAAACAAATCTTTTTTAATGGTAAATAAAAATCTAAATACAGCGTCTCACTCCTGCGTAGTACTATTGGAACTTCCTCTAATATTTGTAAAGTGGGGTATGCTGTTGTTATTAATTCTCTAGCAGTTAAATGCAAAGAAGATTTATTAAATACTTTACCTTTCGCCATATTACCGATTAATAACCAATTATGATTATTACCATCCAAATCCTTAATTAGCATTTAACACCCATCGTAGTTTTAATACTAGATACCAGATCAGCAAAAGCCTTATCGTTTTCTAATAAATACTGTCTTACTTTTTCAGTTCCTTGAAATTTCGGCTTGTCTTCTACTGATGCTAGTGTATACCAAGCACCACCCTTTTGAATAATACCAATATCTGCTGCTAAACTGATAGCCTCCATATATTTATCTACACCCTGGCCATATCTAATATAACTAGTAATATTTCCACCCGGAGGACCTAAAGCAGAACATATAACTTGCCATTCAATTTCTTGACCAATTTGAGTACTATCAGCACTAAGTACCCATGGTTTAAAAGTTTTTGCCCTCAATTTAATATCTGTTTGATAAGCAATAGCCTGTCCACTCTTTTCTTTAAATTCAGCACCATATCCTGTGGGATTACCCATTAAGTGTGTGATTCCTATCACTATATTTTTATTGACAGGAATAACATTTGCAACTTTTCTGCAAAATTTAGCTAATAATTTAGCTCCATCTGCTCGTTGCATTTTATCCATCTCGCTTGTAATTTCAGCTTCCGTACATAGTGCTGAATATGAATCTATAATCACCACACTACCAGGAATTTCATTAATAATTTTTTCAGCAATTTGTAAATATTCTTCGGCGTGTAGGATTTTACCTTGTTGACTACCAATAACATGAAATTTATCCAGATTTAATCCTGGAATACCTTCTAGATCTCGCTTTTTTAATCTACCTTCGATATTTAGGTAATACACTTCTCTACTATCTTTTAATGCGCCCTTGTATTCTGGTCTTTGTGCTGTGGCAGCAAAGTCCAAACTAGTGGTGGTTTTACCACATTTGGGTTGTCCTGTCAATACAACAAAACTACCTTCTGGAAT